TTCTACTCCCACAACAGTTGATCTCGATACAGAACTATCCGCAGTTAATACAATCTTGGGTAGTATAGGTCAGGCTCCTATCTCTGCATTAGACTATGATAACCCAGAGATAGCATTTATATATAATCTATTGAAAGAATCTAACCAAGATGTACAGAATGAAGGTTGGCATTTTAATAGAGAAAACCATGTAAAGCAAGTCACAGGAACTGACAATAAAATTGTTATAGATGCTTCTTATATTAGAATAGATAATGCAGATGAATGGGACAAAACAAGAGACTTTGTAAGAAGAAAAGACTCTGATGGACTATGGAAAATATATGACAAAGTTAATCATACTTTTGAGTTTCCTAACGATGATCATTTCTTTGTAAATGTTATCAGGTTATATAATTTTGAAGATATACCTGCACCATTCCAAAGGTATATTACTTATAAAGCAGCTGGTAGAGCAGCAGTACAATTAGTAGCTAACGCTCAACTACAACAAATGTTAGGTATATTTGAAACACAGAGTAGAGCTTCTTGTATGGAATACGAATGCAATCAAGGTGATCATAACTTTATGGGATGGCCAGATGAATCTGCATATCAATCTTACAAACCTTATAGAGCATTAAGACGTTAATGGCTAGTATTACACAACAAGTAGGTAACTATAAATCCGGGATATCTGAATTACCAGATGAACTAAAAGTTCCCGGACAAGTAGTTGACCTCAAAAATGCTATACCAGATATTACCCGTGGATGTATTAAACGACCCGGAAGTGATTTCGTAGCAGCCATATCACCTAGTACAGCAGGTACTGGTGGTAAATGGTTTCCAATTTATACAGAACAAGACGAACAATATATAGGACAAGTAGCTACAAATGGTGTAGTTAATGTATGGAGATGTAGTGATGGACAACAAATAGCTATTGACTATGCAAACGTTGATGGTACTAATCTAGCTACATACTTAGTCCATACAAATTCAGAAGAGATACAACCATTAACTATTAACGAAACTACGTTCTTTGCTAACAGAACTAAGACCGTATTGATGAAAACCGATTCAGCTAGTAAAACACCAGTTGCAGTTAATGAAGCATTTATATCTTTACGTACTATTACGTATGGTAAACAATATGCATTAGATGTATTTGATCCTACTAACCATAGTACAGTTACTTATAACCGTGCTACAGCAATCGAAGCTGAAGAAGATGTGGATGTTAGTGGTATAGCTAACTATGTCAATGATGGTAAATGTGAGGGTATGGGTAAACATACTGTAACATCTTCTTCTACAAACACAGGTACAGCATATAGTGCAGGTGGTACAGGTAAAACTAACCTTAGGTACGAAATGGATGTACGTTGTACACCTATACCTCAAGTAGATAGTACTAACAACTCTTATGATGATTCATACCAACCACACCCTCAATTACTTTTTGGTGGTGAAGGATGGAGTACTAACGACACACATACATATACATCTAACAAAGGTTTACAAACTCAAATAAAAGTTACAGCTCATGTACCAGTTACAGCTAGAGCTAACGTAGCTTTAGTTAGACCTGAATGTACTGCATCAAACGCATTAGAAAATGTGTCTGCTGAAAGTATATTAGCAGGTATGAAGAAAGCTATAGAAGATATTAGTGGACACGGTTTAACAGTCACTACAGCTGGTAATGGTTTACATTTACACCGTGCAACCCCTTTTAACGTAACAACAACTGAAACCCAGTTGATGGATATTATTACTAATAATGCTAACTCAGCTGAAGATCTACCTAAAGTATGTAGACATGGTTACGTAGTTAAAGTTGTTAATAGTGGTGAAGATCAAGATGACTATTATTTAAAATTTAGAGTTAGAAATATACCTGAGGATAATGAAGTAACAGCCACATATGCTAGATCAGGTACTACAATTACTGTAACTTCTAATGGTCATGGTTTATCTAATGGTGATACTATCATTGCAGACTTTACAAGTGGTGCAGGTACTGATGGATTTTATACCGTAGCTAACTCAACAACTAACACTTTTACAGTAACTGACTCTGCGTCTGGTACTATCAGTGCAGGTACTGCTATGACATATGCTCCTAACCGTTTTGGTGAAGGTGTATGGGAAGAATGTGCAGCTCCTGATTTAGATGTTGCGTTTGATACAGATACTATGCCTATTCAAATGAAACGAGTTTTACCGGGAACATTTGCTATTAATGGTGGTAGTGCACAAACTTACTCTAACGGTGCATTTAGATTTTCTTATCCTCCATGGGATAACCGAGATGTAGGTGATGATTTAACTAACCCTAAACCTTCTTTTATAGATAACAAGATAAACAAAATATTTTTCTTTAGAAACAGGATAGGAATGTTAAGTGGAGAGAATGTAATCTTATCTAGAGTTAATGATTTTCATAATTTCTGGGCGAAGACTGCTTTTACTATCGCTAACGCTGACCCTATTGATTTACAATCTACATCTACATATCCTACAGAATTATTTGATGCTATAGAAGTTAACGCAGGTTTACTTATGTATAGTGCATCTCAACAGTTCTTGTTAAAAACAGATGAGGCACAGTTAACACCTGAAACAGCTATCGTTGCCTACCTATCGTCTTATGCTTTTAATGAAAAGACTAAACCATTTAACATGGGTACTACAGCAGGTTGGATAAACAGCACAGCTAAACGTACTAGATTCCATGAAATGGCTGGTATACAAAGAAATGGTGAACCACAGGTATTAGAACAGAGTAAAATTATATCTAAATTATTTCCAGATGACATAACATTGATAGCTGAATCTACAGAAAACTCAATGGTATTATTTGCTTCGGAAGATAAGAATGAAGTTTGGGGATACAAATACTATACACAAGGTGAGCAACGAATTCAATCAGCTTGGTTTAGATGGGAACTTCCCGGGACGGTAACGTTCCATTGTATGCAGGATGATGTATATTATGCTGTATTAAAAAATGGAAGTGCTTATACTTTACAAGCATTTGACGTTAAGAAAACTACAGATACTTTAACTGTCGGTACATCTCCTAGTGAATTTCTTATACACTTAGATACTAAAAGAGAAATTAGTTCTGGATCTTTAACTTATACTCCATCTACAAACAAAACCAGTGTAACAAAACCTACAGGTTATGATAATTCAGGACAGCTTGCTGTATTCTGTAAAACAGCTGGTAACAATGTAGGACGTTTTAGTGAAGCTACTGTTAATGGTAGTAATATAGAATGGGATGGTGATTGGTCAGGACTAGATATTGTATTAGGTTATCTATATGAAATGGAAGTAGAACTACCTACTATATTTATTACACAATCTAGTGGTGAACAAATTAAATCTGAAACTAGAGGATCGTTAATTATTCATAGACTTAACTTCTCATTTGGTGCAGTAGGTCTTATTGATGTAACACTTAAACGTAAAGGTAGAGATATAGATTACAATAAAAAATATGAATCTATTAATTGGGATTCTTATATAGCTAACACTTTAAATGTATCAGATGAATATATTCATACTATACCTGTATACGACAGAAATACTAACGTAAGTATACACCTTAAGTCAACCCATCCATCCCCAGCTACGTTAAACTCAATGACTTGGGAAGGAGATTACAACCCTAAATTCTATCAACGTGTTTAACATCAACCTTACTGAAAAAGAAATACTTGTATACATTGCATGGTTAAATAAAAACCGCATGTATAAAGGTATGTACACACCCTTAGGTAACCCTTGGGAACCTTGGATGCAAGATACATTAGATAAATTAAAAGCAAAATTAAATAAATGAGTAACCACATTCACCCAATCACATTGGAGGCTGCTATGCATGTAGCCTCTAATTTACGCCCAGACGACTTCAAAGAAGTATATGAAGGTCATGGGGAATTTCCTTTGTTTTCGGTCCCCAGAGACGCTATGGGAGGCGATACAGTCTATTTTACAGCTCCTAACGGCAAGACTGCCGGAGTCGCCGGAGTGCAACAAGGTGGGTTAGTCTGGATGTTATGTACACCAGAAGTAGAAAAATACCCACACACCTTTGCTAGACAAGCTAAAAAGTTTATTGACAGTAGAACAGAACCGTTACTATGGAACATCGTCGATAAACGTAACACCGTCCATCTTAAATTATTACAATTTCTAGGATTTACATTCTTAAGGGAACTTAAGTACGGTCCTAACCAACTAACCTTTATTGAATTTTGTAAATGTGTAACCCAGCAGTCGCCCAGTTTGGCTTTCAAGCAGCCGGACAAGTAGGCAACTTTATGTCACAACGTGCCGCAGTAAGAGCACGTAACAGAGCAAGACTCCAAAACTTTAGAGAAGATAACATTGCATATTACAATGATGTTATTCTTAATAATGTTCAATGGAAGAATGATCTTCAAGATACTGATATAGCTTATAATAATATATTCCAAGGAGCTGTTGACAGTTGGAGACAACAAGACTTAGCAACTGAAGAAGCTTTTGACAGGCATGCTAATTATAATATAGAAGCCTTACAAGAGCTATACAGAAAGGAATATGCTGGTACTCAAACTGGTGTAACCGCTACTCGTCTAGCTAATGAAGGTATAAGAAAAGTAGGATTTGCTTTAACTAAATCCATGAAACAAGCTATGATGGCTCGAGATAAATCTTCTTTACAAAAAGAGATTATTACAAACGATGCTAACCGTAGACGTAGAGCCGCATTCCAAAAAACTTGGAGATCACCAGTTCCAGGATTTACACCAAGACCTCCAACTTTAGAATCTAATCCAAGTCCATTTGGAATGTTAATGGGTATTGCAGGAGGTGCGGTAGGCTTGATTCCAGATGCACCTAAAATTACAACAGGATTATAATTATGTCATCATTTAGCCAAGCTATCGCTAACCTTAGAAACAATAATAACGCTCGAAAGAACGAAACTAAAGGTTACAATTTAGACGAAGCAAAGTTTCTGTCTAAAAAATATGAAGACCAAGGTCGTTTGTTTTTATTAGCAGGAGACTTAGGTGCAAACCTTACTAAGAAACTTGCTACTAGAGCTGAGAATCAAAGAATAAACGACGAGCTAGTAAGCTATGCAGAAAAAAATATGGAAACATATTTAGGTTCTGAAGAAGCTGAAAATGCCTCACAGATCTTAATGCAGAATGCTAAAGATCAAAATGCAATGTCATTAGAACTTAGTAATATAGAAGCATCAAATCCAGACTTTGCAAGTGTAGCTAGAGAAGGTAAAGATTCTTCTGGAAAATTAAGTAAAACTGCAACTAACATGTTGTTAGGTGATACTGCTGAACAATGGCCAGCATACTATGAATATCAAAAGTTAAACAATAACAACATGATTCAGGCACGTATACCAGACGGTATGGGTGGTTTCACAGTTAAAAATATACCAGTTAATGGAGCTAATTTATCTGAGTTAGAACAACGTGCAAGATTAAATTATTTAACAAAACAATACCTCGCTGAAAAAGGTATTAGTAAATATAATAAAGATTATCTATACCTACCTAAAGAACGAGGTGGTAGTGGTTTTATGTTAGATATTCTTAAGGCTAACAACGTTATTAAAGATAAGATAGAATTAGAAACAAAGAAAGCAGCAGCTGAATATGAAATAGGATTGACTGGTAATGCATTTACTAAGATTAAAACTACTGACAGTTTAGGTGATTACCTAACTGCTTTAAAAGGTGGTTATAATACAAAAGGTAAAATTAGAAATTGGTCAGAAACATGGAAAGAGTTTGAATCTAACATGGATCAGTTTCTTGAGAA